GCAGCCACTACACGAAAGTCTTTTAGCGCTAACCCAGCTGCCAGTAAAGATCGCACTGCGGTTAACCCACACACAACAGTGTTGCCAACAGTCGTGTTGGGGTCACCAGAATTGCGGTTGCCGACTAACCGAAATTCGAGGCCACACGTTGATTTGCACTTTCTATCAATTTGGCCCTCAAATACATACTTCTGTGCATCCGTCATGGGATGTATGACGTTGAAGCAAGCAGCCTCAAATTCATGTGAGTATGTACTATAAAATCGATCGAACTTCGATTTGTCAATACACCAATAATGTGTATAGCCGTCGATTTCAAAACGGTGAAACATTGCGCCTATCTGGCTCAAATTCATTGCGCACGTGCAATAAAACAACGGCTCTTCACCTTCGTGTTGCAACCACGCAAGCGTGCTCCCAAATATCGTATGCTGATACGACCTCACCAACGGCCCAAGTATGTAGTTCGCTTCATCCGTCGCTGCGCTAATCACGCGCATCGGCTTCGGCTCGAACACACCATCCAGGATATTGATGAATTTTTCGTTCGTCTTTCCAAATATATTCCTTTGGTTGATGCGCGCTGTAATTTGGACGCCTTGCTGGTGTATGTAGCGTAACTTGCGCTGCACAGCAGGTTTTTGCGCATCCATCCATGCCCTCACATTAATTGGCTTATATGTCGTCTGTAGTAGGCGTAACCATTTTACTTCATGATCGTGCAACGGTAGGTACGTCTTCAGACTAGCTTCATGATTGACCGCTAATACGCGCACTTGCAACGCATGCTCGAGCGCATCTGGGTCATTTGCAGGCATGGCGACCAAACGACTAGGGCAATATGGCCCGAAAAGACTCACCAACTCCAGTTGATCTGCTCTTTGCACATGATCAATTGGTGTTGTGTGGTGTAACAACGTCCTCTGCTCTTCGGGTTTAGTTGCTCCAATAAATACAAGCTTCGGGAATGTGATTGTCACATTCTCCTTAACTTGTGGCCGTACAACATGTGGATATGGTGCGAACGCAGTGCACAAATATGACTTATTCCTTGGCACTTTGGTGACCTGATTCCAGTAAAAATGCACCGGCAATCTCATATACCAAGGCATAAGACTGAAAATGACATGTGCGCATAATGGCACTAAACTGCGCTCGCGTATTGCTTCATACACACCAATCGCAATTTCACTCAATCCCTTAGTGACATATGCGCTCAATTCCTCGCATATGAAGGAAATGCGCGGGTACACTGGGCAAACACACATTGGTGGCGTGCGGCAAGTGACATTAACCTCTAGCCTTCCAACCGACCTTGCAAGTGACTGCCACATCATGTGTGTCAATTCAGAATTAGACATCCCACGTGTAATTGTTTCTTGCGATGTATCGTCAATCCATATATTGGCTAATATATGCAACGGCGCGCGACAAAACCATGGCATGAACATAAGTATTCCATGTAATACCATCGGCACCACGTTCTGAGCGCGCACTGTTTCATACAATCCAACAAACAACTCGCTGACGCCGCGCGTGTAATGCGCCGCCAGCTCCTCAACTATGAACGACAATACTGGGTGTGAACGGCAAACACACAATCTTTGATGCAATTTTTCTAGCAGTGGGGCAATCGCATATTTGTC